GCACCCCCGCGTGCCGCGGGGCGGAAGGACCCCCACGCCGTGGGGGGCTGTTCGCGCCCAATAAGGGGGCAGGCAAGTATTTCGATAGCCGACCGGGGACCGCCCGCGAGTATTTCGATAGCCGACCGCCGCGGCCGCGGCGGTATTTCGATGGCCGACCATCACGACCGGCCGACCGTCGCTCGTCGCTGGTCGATGGTCGCTCGTCGCTCGTCGCTGGTCGATGGTCGATGGTCGGATTCTCATTTCCTAAGTGTCCGGTCGGCAACAACTCTTTGCGATTGCCCGACGCTCCAGCAAAAAAAGTTTTTTTGTGTGGAGGGCTTGACGCCAACTAACCGATGGGATACTATGCCAACAACACGGGAGCGAAAGACGATGAACACTGCCGAACACAAAGCAACCGCCGCGGCCGCTGGCATCGAGTGGCCCACCGTGCTGGCGGCGTATCGTGAGGCTCGGGCGATCGAATGCGAACAACTGGAGCGAATCAGCGATTTCCGCCGCGACGCTTTCCGCCAGTTGTCCGGCGATCAACACGGCGGGCGGTTCAAGGGTCGGCACCGCGCCGCATTCGCGGGCGGGGACGCAACCTACATTCGCGGCATGGACGTTACCGCGGCCGGCCGCGGCATGACTGCCGACGAGTTGTACGACGACCTGGCGAGCGGTGCCCCCGGAATGCGTCCGGCCGACGAAGTTATGTCGGAAGTTATCGACCGGCTGATCGACCAGGCCGGAGCCGACGACGTTGCCACAACCTGGACGGGCTTGGTTGCGGCCGCGGCCGCGGCCGACATAACCGAACAATGGCTCCGGCTGATGGTGAAGGCTGGAAAGATTCGCGGCCGAAAGGTCGGCCGCAACTGGCAGGTTGCCGCGGCTGACGTTGCTTTCTTCTCCCGTCATCCGACGGCCGGCCGTCCCCGGCTTCGCGCTCACCTTGAAGCCTCCCCCTTTTGATCTATTGTGTCCCATGGGACACAACCAACAACACAACCCGACCCGGCCGCGGGATTCAATCGGCCGGAACACTTGAACGGAGAAACGACTATGAATGCCACAACCAACAACCCGACCCCCCGCGTCTATGTCGCGTGCCTGGCCGCCTACAACGCGGGCAGACTCCACGGCCGATGGATTGACGCCAACCAAGACGCCGACGACATCCGCGACCAGGTCGCGGAAATGCTCGCGGCATCGCCCGAAACAGGGGCGGAAGAATGGGCAATCCACGACCATGAGGGGCTCGGCTCGATTAGCGAATGGGAATCGTTCGATCGTGTCGCCGCGATCGGCCAAGCAGTAGCCGCGGCCGGTGACGATGCCGCGGCGCTCTTGGCTTGGCTTGGCAACGAACCGGGCCGCGACCCCGACGACTTCGCAGACGTGTTCCGCGGTGAGTGGGACAATGTCGCCAACTACGTCGAAAACCTTTGGGATGAACTCGGTCACAACCAAGACGCCGACAAGGCAGCGGCCGGCCAATGGTGGCACCCCGCCCGCTACGTCGACTGGGACCGCATGGCCCGCGACCTGGAAATGTCCGGGGACGTTGAAACGATCTACGGCCCCGGCGGGGTTTGGGTTTTCACCAACAACTGACCGCCGACCCCCCGCTACCCCCCGTCGCCCGCGGGCGGGGGAATGCGGGCGGCCGACTTCCGACCGACCCACAACCACAACCAGGAGCCGAGACCATGACGATCGACCAGAAGCTAACCGCCGCGGACCGCGACATGATTTGCCGACAAATCGGCGACGGTGCCGCGGCCCTTGATTCCTGGAGCCGACCGGCCGCGGGCGGCTTCATGCGTGCCGACGACGCCCGCGAGTATTGGTGCCACCTTCCCCACGATGGCCCATCGTGGAGGGTTGCCCGCGTGACGGTGTTCCGCGATGCCGCAGACCGTTGGACCATTGGCGACATCGACGTGTTCACCACAACCGAGACCCGCGAGACGGTCGCCCGAGACGACATGGCGGCCGCCGACATCCTCGCCGCAGTGTCAGCCGATCGCCGAGTAATCGCGCCCGCGGCCTGACCGGCCGCCCCCACGCCGGCCCCGGCATCCGCCGCGGCCGGCCAGGGGGATGCCGGGCACGTTGCCCACAACCCACAACCACAACCAGGAGCCCACGTCATGCCCGCCTACCACGTCCCGCAGATCGACCACGCCACCTACCCCGCACGGTGCCGCCGCATGAGCGATGCCGAATTGCATTTCACGATCGCCGATTGTCGATCGGCCCTCGACGCGATGCCGGACAGCCCGAAAGCCGGCTTCTATGCCGACGAGATTTGCTACGCGGCCGACGAGCTGGCCCGCCGGGCCCGCGGCGGGAAGCGCCGCCGCCCCACAACCGACGAGATCGCCGCCGCCGCCGCCGCGGCCGCTTGGAGCCTATGCGAGGGTCTCGACGACTGACCCGGCCGCCCCGGCCACCGCCGCCCCACCGGGGACGGCGGGAACCGGGCCGGCCCGGCGATCGCCGGCCACCGCAACCCACAACCACCACCAGGAGCCACAACCATGCCCGACTACATCGCACGATTCGACCGCGGCCCATCGACACGATTCGACGCCGCCACCGACGCCGCGGCCGTTGACTACGTCCGCGAACTACTGGCCGACGAGGGTGCCGACGATGGCGAATCCGCCAGCGTCTATCGGCTCGACGACGACGCGAACGGAGTCGAAGAATACATCGGCGAAGCCACCGCCGGAGCCGACGACGACGCCCAACCGTTAGCCGTCGAAACCGTGCCGGCCCCGCTTGGGCCGATCGAAAGAACCATCGCCGGACTGATCGTGCGATGCCTTGACCTAGTCGCAACCGTAGCGGCCGATTGGCGAGACGCACTTACGGAAGAAATGACGCCGGCAACGTGACCGCCGCGGCCCCCCGGCCACCGGCCGCCACCGTTGGCGGCCGGGCACCGGGCGGCCGGGCACAAGGCCCGACCACAACCCACCACCACCGAGGAGCCGAGACCATGAACGCCACAACCACAACCACAACCACCGCCACCGACCAGCGCCCGACGTGTTGCGAATGCGGGAGCCATAACGTCGAGACGACCGCGTGGATTGACTACGACGCCGACGGCGTCGCCCATATCGTCAACGGCGAAGGCCCGCACGGGGACGAGACGGGCAACTGGTGCCACGAATGCCAGGAGCACGCCTACCTTGACTTCCCCACAACCATGCCGGCCGACGACGCCCGACGCCAGGCCGCGAACGCGGCCCGCGAGCACGCCAGCGAAATGCTGGAACTGCTAACAGCGATCGTGGCCCCGTCGCTCGGCTACTACTCGCCGGACGATGCCGCCGCTTGCGGCTCGGCCATGGCCCGTGCCCGCGAACTAGTCGACCGGCTTGCATAACCAGCGGCCGCCCCCGCCCCCCCGTCGGCCACCAGGCCCGCGGGGCACCGGGGACGGCCGTCACGTTGACGACCAACCCACAACCACAACCGGGAGAACCAGACCATGCCCGCCGCCCCGCTTTACGCCCCCCAAGCAATTGCCAAGGCCCGACGCATCGCCCGCGAGACCGGCCGGACGATGGCCGTAATCGAAATGGACAGCGCCTACGACTCGCGTGCCGTGCGAGTCGTCGACAACGACTACACGCACACCGCCGAATACGAAGCGTTCGACGGCGTGCTGATCGCCGAGGTTTACCCATGCGGCGACGTATACGGCTGGTGATCGACAACCACAACCACAACCCACAACCAGGAGCCCCACAACCATGCCCCCCAGCCGCTTTCACCTAGCCCCCCATTCCTTGACGTTCGCGGCCGACGACCACCAGCGAAACCGCTGGACACTCGCCGCATACATCTCCGCGATCGACGCCGGCGGCCAGCTCAACCACCAAACCCACCAGGCCGCGATCGCAGAGGGTCAGCGGCTTGACGCCGAGACCGGATTCCGTTGGTGGGTGCTCGACACGGCCGGCAATATGGACGCCACGCCCGCCAGCGGTTCCGCGATCGCTTGACACTTGGAGCCGACCGGCAACAATGTTCACCATGGCACCCAAGATCGACCCGGACAAATACGTCACCATCGGCACCGCCGCCAAACTGGCGAACGTGTCGCGGCTATGGATGAGGAAGCTAGTCCAGAATGGGCACGTTTCCGGAATCCAGATCGACAACCAATGGTTCGCCCTACGGTCGGCAGTTGAATCGTTCGCCGAGACAGCATCCGGCCGCGGCCGACCACGCGGCGGAAACCACGCCCACTAGCCCACGCCAGAAAAAACTTTTCCTCACCCCTTGTCTAGTTGTTGCCGATTGGATACAAATAGACCAACGCGGGAACGAAACCCGCGGCCACAACCAGGAGAGACAACCATGACCGCCACCAAGAAAGCCGCCCACGACTCTTTCGCCCGTGCCCTTACGGAGTTTGACTGTGCCGTGGCCCTGCTCACCCATTGCCAGCCCGGCACGGCAGAAGCCGCCGCCTCCAACCTGGCGATCGCACAGCAGCGGCTTGAAGAAGCCGAAGCCGAATACGAATCAGCAGCCTGACCGACAACCCACCCCGCCGGCACTTCGCCGGCGGGGACAACCCGCGGCCACCAGCCGCACAACCAGGAGAGAACCCATGACCCCGATCGCCCGATACCAAACCCTAGCCGCCCGCCACGCATTCCGCGGCTGCGACCCGCTCACCCAGCCGATCGTCCACGCGATCGCCGGGGGTCGTGAGATGCCCGAGGAGTTTGCCATCCTCGACACCTACTACGACATCGGTGCCCCCGAGGTGGAGCAGCGGTGCGAGACGATCCGCGAGGAGGTCATTTGCATAACCAATGCCGCCGGAATCCCCATGACCCGCACGTTCACCATGATCGACGGAGGTGCCGCATGACCCCCGACATCATCGCCCTCGCCGCCGCCGGTTGCCGATTCATCCGCGTCGCCCGCCGGGAGAAACGCCCGCTCGGCTCGGCTTGGCAAACCCGTAGCACGGACAACCCGGCCGACGTGGCCGCGTGGATCCGCTCCGGCTCCAACGTGGGCATCCTGCTCGGCGAGCCGTCGGGCGTTGTCGACGTTGAATACGACTCGCCGGACGGGCTCGAGGAGCTGGCCGCCTACGGGATAACCGACCTTCACACGCCGACCTGGCGGTCGGCCCGCGGGGAGCACCGACTATTCCGTTGGGAACCGTGGATGCCGCCGACGGCCGTCGTGAAACTCGGTGCTATCGAAATACGGATTGGCGGTCGGGCCGCCCAATCGGTGCTCCCGCCGTCGGTCCACCCGACGGGCGTGGCATATGAATGGACAACCAGCCCGGCGGAAGTGGGAATCGCCCACTTTCCCGCCCAGCTACTGGCGGGAGCACTGGCATGATCCGCGACGCCGTCCGGGCACTTCTCGCCGTCGTCGTTATGGCGATCGCCGCCGCTCTACTTATAGAGACGCGATTCCACCTGGCGGCGATCGACACGGCCCACCGGGCAGCCATTGACATACGTCAATCGGCCACACAACCAATGGCCCCACAACCAGTAGCCGCGGAGCCGGCACCGCTTCGCCGGCTTGGACGGGCAACCCTAGACCTGGCTGACGCCGCCGTCGGTCTCTTGCGGTGAGTCGGCGATCGACCTCCCCATCGCCCGTAGGATCGACCGCCACGGCCTCGACGGCCACCAGAGATCGAGGAGCACCACCCCGATCGCCGAGGTCGTGCCGCCCAGCACCACGTCCCACAGCGGGCCGGCCCCGTGCCGGGCTTCCCACTGCTCGCGGACCTGGCTCCTCATGAGCGTGAGGGCATGGCCGACCGCGGCATGATGCCGCCCGCCCCCGGCCTCGGCGTCCTCTAGGTGGGCGTGCGGCCAGTGGCGGATCGCCAGCCGGGTGAGCTGATCGACACGCCACACCTGTGCGTAGGTGACGCGGCTGCCCAACCGATAGCGAACGTGTGCCTGCAGTTGGGCGATGCCTTCATTCACAACGTCACCGCCGTGGTGGGCACGTTCCGGAGACGCACGTCGTGCCCGACTTCACCGGCACCGGTGCCGGCGGCTTCGCCGCCAGCTCCTCGAGGATCGACGCCCTGGCGGCCGACACCGCAGCCGCAGCCCTTGCGGGCTCGGTCGCGATCCGCTGGTGATCGGCAGACAGCCACACCAGCATCGAAATAACCCACCGCCAAAGGATGCTCACGGCTTCACCTCGTCGAGTTGTCGCCAGATCGCCATACACGCGACAGCACCGACGACCGACAGCACCAGCCCGGCCGGCCGGTAGTGGTCACCGCTCACGAGAGAACCGGCCAGACCGCCGGCCACGGACCCGGCAACCCCGACGGCGATCGTCTGCCAGCGGCTTGTTGGCTTTGCCGGCGGCCACAACCATTCGGCGACGCTGCCAGCGATGAATCCGAATACCAGCCATACGATGATCGAAAACACAGCTACTCCTTGTAGAACTTGTCCGCGATGGTTGCCACGCCGCCGGTCGTCATGGCCGTGATTACGAAAGTCGCAAACAGCCGCCACGCTGTTTCCTCTTGAACGACACCCCACACGCCACCGATGGCGAGAGCTGCACTGCCGATCGTCAGAGACACGAGCACGATCCCAGTTATCTGATTGAGCTTCTTGTTGCTGAACATCACCATCCCTCCGCGTGACAAACGAGTGATCGGTCGCCGTTATGAATGGCGGCATACTGCTGCTCGACCGGTCGCGGCGCCGGCTCGGCGAACACCGTCATCCACAACCCCATTTTCGCCAGCCGCGAAATGAACTTGATGAACGGCCGTTGCGGCCGCGGGTTAAATGGATTCACCGGGTCGAAGCCTGGAACACTGGCGGCCAGATAACCGGCTACGAGACAGCCGAGACACGAGAGAACGATGCCGCGTTTGGTCATGACAACACTCACAGGGCGAGGTAGTGATTGACTGCCGGCGACTTCGCCGCGTCGGTCGGGGCCGGGGCCGGCTGCAGCCAGCCGGCGTGATCGAGGTCGCGGTACTTGAAGCCGTCGACCGAACCGATAACGAATGAATCGCCTTGGGCGAGGATCGCTTCCGCGTCTTGGCGGGTGATCCAGAATGAGCCGTCCGGCTGATCGGATGGATGCTTATTGCCCCCTACATACGAGCCCCAGCTATTCAAGATGAGGATCCCGTCGCGTGGATTCTTCATCGGGGTGGCGGAACCTGGCCCGTTGTTCGCGGCGTACTTCAAAGAGCACGCGACCATGCAGTGGTTCCAGGGTTGTGCCGACCTCCGGCAGAATCCGTCAGCGTCACGATCGCCGGTCGCGAAGCCGACGTTGGAACAAATCGGGACGCACATGCCGGACTCGAGGGCAGCCGTCAGCGACGCCCAATCCTCACAGAGAGCAACCGCACGGGCGGTGTGTTCGCGGGCCAGCTTCGCGAGCGAGGGCGGCACTCCGTATGCACCCCACTGCCGGGAGCGGTCGATTGAGTAGGTCGTGAGGTCGATGTCGCCGTAGACCTGGCGATAGAGGATCCCGCCGATTGTCTGGTCCTTACACCTTCCAGACACCCAGCGGGCCGCAGCACCGCCGTAGGAGCCGTCGGAGAACCCGGCATTGGTGACCGGCGGCATCCGGCCGGCGGTCCTCGAGCCCCCATAGATTGGCTCGGTCGCCACGATCAGCGGGCATTCAGCCAACCCGCCAGCGACGTGATCGACACACTGGCCGATGTACGAACCCATGGCCCAGCCGAACGACACGCACGTCCCGGCACTGCCCTGGTTCCACGGCCCGAACGGCTTGCCATACCGCTGCCGGTGGCACCGGTCGGCGAACCGATAAAGGTAGGCATCGTGCCCCTTTGCCCCGGCGATGACCTCGGCCCCGGCTTGGCGGAATAGCGGCTGGTCAAGCTCGCGGAGGAACTCCCGCGTACCCTCGGCGTCGGGAACGTAACCGAAGTTTGTCTCGACGCGGTCAGCTAGCCGCGAGACGTACCGCGAGACGATCGTCCCTAGCACCGCCGCGAACACGACGAACGCGATCGCAGACCACGACCAATCACTTCGCCGCATTGGTGGCTGCCCTCCCCAAATCGCGATACGCGGCAACCCACGCCGTCCGCTGCTCGGCGGTCAGCGGCCCGCCGTCGGTGCCGACTGAGTCTTCGAGGTACTTGGCGATCGCGTCGCGTGCTGCCGGCTGCCGGTCGCCGATCGAAATACCCCGGCAGCGGAGAATCCTGGTCCGCTTCCGCAGCTCGTCAACTGCGATGCCGGTGGAGAGGTAGCCGTCCGGCTTGCCAGACGAAAACTCGATTTCGTCGGCCAGCTCGGCACATAGGGCACCTATGAGCGATGCGTCCTCACTGGCTGTCTCCCCCGAAAACAACCCCGCCAGCGACAGCGGACCGGCGTCGGGGGCGGGGGTCGGGCCGGGGGCGGGGGCAGCCGACGGCCCGAGACCATACGCGACGGCCGCGGCCACCAGGGCGATGCCGGCGTAGTGGCGGGGCGTGAGTTTGGCGGCGGCGGCCCTGGCCTTCTCGGCCAACGGCTGGAGGTGAGGCCAGCCCCAGGCTGCCACCGCTGCGATTATGAGAAGCGTAGGAATCATGCGAGCCTCACGAGTGGTAGGAGTTGCTCGATCGCCCCGGACGCAAGGGCGAGAACCAGGAGCCGGACGGGGCCGCGAACCAGCCCCCATAGCGGCCAGAGCACCAGGGGCACGCAGCGGTCGGCCACCGCATCGAAGAGGGCGGCCACGCCGTCGAGCACCGCGGCCTTCTTCTCCTCGCCCGTCATGCCGACCACGTCGTCATAGAGCGAGACGGCCATCCGGAGGAACGCGACCATCAGCTCGCCGAACTCCGACCACGTCAGCCCGTCAGCGGCGGCAGACTTCGCGGACTCAACGAACGCATGGAGTTTCACGAGAACGCCGCCGGGGGTGTTGGCCGCAGCCGCGGCCGGTGCTTCTGCGATCATGGGACTGCCTCAAACGATCCTTCGCCAATGACCGTTATCTCGCCCGAATATGCACCGGATACACCATTGGAAACCGTAATCATTCCGGCGCTTACTGGTATCCCGGTGAGGTAGTCGCAGTAGTGAAACTGTCCGCCAGCGTTTATCCGAACATTTGCCACTCCGGTAGGCATACTAAACACCATGTATCCACCAGTAGGACCGGTGGCGACGCTGACAAAAACCTCTTTTATCTTCGTGAACCTTGCTGAACCATTAACGCCAAACGCGCTCACTGCAAAAGCTAAATCGTCATAGCTCTGCCAAATGCCCGTCGCTTGCGTGCTAATCGTCTCCGAAAATGCGACGTTGGCCTGGTTTGGCCCGGTGCCGGTAGTGATCGACCGGCTAGACGATTGCGTGTCGCTCTTTGACGACCCGACGCCGTCAGACAGCGACCACGCGACGCGAGTTGCACCAGCGACCGAGAGTGTGTTTGCCATGATGTCTTATAGGTTTGCGTAGGTGCCGACGCCGATCACTGTCACGTCCACCGAATACGTCCCGGTGACGTTGCTCTTGAGCGATATGTTGGCCGTGCCGGTAGCGGCGGCATACCCGGACGTGTAATCAAGCAAGTGCATCTGACAGCCGACATTCATGCGGACGCCGGTGACTCCGGTCGGCAAGCCGACAGTGAGATTCCCGCCGGTCGGCCCGGTCGTCACGTTGACCACCACTTCCTTGAAAGTGCTGAATGCCAGCCGCCCGTCATAGCCGAATGACCGGTCAAGGTAGTTGGCGATGTTGATGGTCGTCGTACTCGTCCCCGTCACGCTCACCGTGTCCGTGAATGCCACGTTTGCTTGATTCGGCCCGGTGCCGTTGGTGATCGAGCGGGACGACCGCTGTTCAACCGACTTCGACAATGACCCGACGTTTTGATTCTCCGACAGAACCCACGCCAGCCGAGTGTTTCCGGAAACCGAGAGGGTGTTTGCCATCAGTGAATCTTCCCTTCCGCATGGAGTCGTTTGGCTTCGGCGAGGCTCAATCCCGCCCGGATGGCGAGGAACTCAAAAAACGTCAGTGGCGTGCGGCCCGATGGCTTCCGGCTGGTGATCGACCCAATCCCGACACGCCGCGATGGCTCGTAGTGGACGTGCTCGCCGGCATCGCTGGCCGACGCCAGCGGCTCGCGGCCACGGGCGGTCGATCGAAACAGCGAGTCGGTCATGCAGCACCCTCTACCACCATTGTACTTGTGTTCACTGGCCCTCTCGGTCCATGACCTCATACAAGCAAGCGGCATATCCGGCGATGTCCACCGGGCCGTCGATCGTGCTATTCGGACCCCGGAATCTGGCGATCTTGTCGAGGATCATGATCGTCGCCCAATCCGCTTCGGTGAGCGGTCGTTTCAGCACATCCGAGAACGCGGCATTGACCATGCCGACCGTCCGGGCGAAGTGCTTTTGCGGCCCGCCGTACTTCGGCCGGCGGTCGCGGATGACCTCGGCGGTCCTCGAGCACAACTGCTCGGCGGGAGTCTGCTCCGGCTCCGGCCGATCGCCGCCGGCACCGTAGACCCGCCGGGTGATCGGCTCGCCGTTCGGGGCAACCTGGTCCCGTTTGTATTTCTCCCACGCCGCTTCCAGCATCGCCCCGCCGGCCTCTTTCTCCCGATTCGCTTCTAACATTCGCTTCCTTTCATTTATGAGACGCACGGTATGTGCCGCCAGATTTCCACTTGTGCCAGACCACGACCCCATGAATCGACGTGCATCGCGTAGGGCGGTCGCGATGTATTCCTCGGAGAGCGGTTCGCTCACTTCGCACCCCCGACATACTCCATGTGCATCTCGTGCAGCCCGCCACGCTGCGAATACACGAAACCTTGCATCGCACGCTCGGCCCCGACGAAGCCCATGTCGACGTGCCACGAATCCGGCGGGACGATCGTCGGAGCCGTGCGAACGATCACGCTGTCGATGGTCCCGACCTCGGCGGCCTGGTGGTGAAGGTGCCCGACGTGCCACTCGCGATGCCGGCACTGCGACCACTGGGCCGCGGCCTCGATCGCCATCACGCCGGCCAGCTTTTTCCTTGCCTTGTCGCCGTGGGTGACGCCGATCAGATTGCCGCCGTGCGTCAGATACTTTCTCGACGTGAACTCTGTGTTGACCGACACACGCTTGTCGTCCCGATACCGCTCGGCGAATATCTTTTGGAGAGCCCACGCCATCGCGGTGTCGTGATTGCCTGGCACGAAGACAACCTCGGTCGGCAGCGTTTCGGCAGACTGCTCCACCACTCCGGCGATGGCAGCGACAGCCATCTCGATCGTCTTCTGCAGCCGAGAGTCGCGGTCGATGAAGGTGCCGCCCGTAGTGGTGCCCGAGATCGTGTCGAAATGCAGCGTGTCGCCAGCGAGGACAATGGTCCGCCGGCACGACGCAGCACTCCGGTCAATCAGCCGGCTCGCCGTCTTTCCGACCAACTCGGCGGCGATCGACAAGTCGTAGTCGCTGCCGGTCGTGTGTCGCCACGACCTACCGCCGAAGTGGAGATCGCTCATCACCAGCACACTCCACAAGCCGGACTGCTTGCGGCCGTGCCCGCCCCGCTTTGGAAGCCGTAGCGAACTAGCCGCGGCGGCGATCAGCCCGTCCACGATTTCCCTAGTTGTCGGCCCGCCACGCGGCTTCAACCGCACGAACACCCGGAACAACTCGGTGACAATCGGCTGCCCGGTATTTCGATCGACGCTGGCACTCTCCCACTTGGTCGCTTCACTGGCCGCAACCTCGTAGCGGTCGAGGTCCGCTTCGATGTGCCGCAGCAGATCCTCGACCGTGCGGATCGTCCGCGACGTAGACCTGGCCTCGAGCACGTCGCCGTCTTGGCGTCTCGTGACTTGCTCGGCGTCGGCGGCTGGAGCCGGCGGCGGGGCCGCGGCCTTCACCCGGTCGATCAGTCTTTCCTTGTCAGCCATTGCCGGAGCCCTTGGCGACCGCAAACCGGGAATCCATCCGCCGCCGCCATGGCGACGATCTGGTCGGCGAGCCAGCACGCGGAGACTTGCAGCTCACCCGACTGCCACTGCCGGCGGATCTCTAGGAGCTGCTCGCGGACGGCCGGCGGCAGCCGCGATTCAAACCCGCGAGGAGCGGATTTGACGCTGGCTGCAGCCGCGTTAATGCGGTCGACGAGCGTGCCCATAGCACGATCCTCGCGGATAGTGTACGGGTGTCAACCCTTGTTTTCCGGGGCTGTTGAGCCCGGAGAAAGGCCGAGGTATTTGGCACCGGCAGCGTTCATGGCGGCTTGCCTGCCGTCGCAGCCGCAGGGGCCGCCGACCACGGCCTCGACTCGCTCCTTTGTGATGCCGATAGCCGAGAGCCAGGCGGCGACGTAGTCACCAAGGCCGGGAGGGGCCGGAGAGCAGTTACGACGGACGGCCGGCGACGACACGGCAGAGCCGCAGACGCGGCAGCGGAGCGACAACGGGTTGACGTCGCAGTCCATTTGTCATGTAACGCAGTCAGCGCCCCCGTCATTGAACCACGGAGAGCTTGTCGTTCCGCTCACTATTCTCGCAGCGGAAACGCTAACAGCCCAATCAAACCCAAACGTGAAAACGCGACTAGAACCGAAGTCCTCAACGGAAGAAACTGGAAACGTATTGGTGAGGATGGTGTATGTCTGCGACGATGGCCTGGTGAATGTAACGCGAGGCTTAAAAGTAAAATCAAAAGGAATGCCACACGGCGCGGCCGTCAATGTCCCGCCGCCCCCGATTACATACTGTCCGCAGTTTTGATAACCGGCTGTGACGGGCTGGCTGGTCAAATATGATTTTTCCAACGTCACAATGTCGCACTGCCTATAGACGAACGAGCTGTATTCATAGTTGCATATCGTTCCAGTTCCGCTGAAAAAGTTGGGCCATACGCTGAACGTCAGACCCGTGCGAGACGTTGATGGGGATATAAACTGTCCGTAGTAACCGACCTTAAACCAAGAGTTTCCATAGAACCCGCCACTTGGCATCGAATACGTCCCCGATAGGTCCGTAGATTTTCCAAATAACGGAACCTCTGTGACAGCTCCATTGTTGTTAAAACGAACAAGGGATTCGTAGTCGGCGACCGCGCTTTGCGTTATGTCGATCTCAAGGTTCCCAGAGGGCGGGTAGCACGTCGGCGTCGCACAGCACCGGCACCCAGGCAGTATCACCATCACGAGCACTCCGCGGCGATCAGGTGCCAGGTCGAATCTATACTCGACACCGCGACCCACTTGGCCGCACTGCCGGAAGCATTGACCGTCGCAAACCTATTCACGCCAGTGAGCCGCAGCGGCCCGCTTGGCCCGCTGGCCTGAGCACCGCCACCCGTGTATTCCCACACCGTCTGCGTGCCGCCCTTGGTCCAAGTCCCGGTGATCTTCCCGACCTTCACGCCACCGCCGCTGCCAGCACCGATCCGCACCAACCCCCACTTCACGCCAGTGCCGCCTTCCTTCCACAACACGCTCGCGTCGCCGCTCGACGCGGTCTTCATCTGCTCAACAGACCCGCTCTTGACTGTGGCAAAGTTGTCGGACGCCGATTGAATGTCGAGCTTGACCTGGACGACGCCGTCGATCGCAGCCATCCCGATTTCGCCAGCCTTGATCGGCTGCGTCGCCACGACGTAGCGAGCACCGGCCGTATCCGTTGGCGTAACGCCGACAATCCCCGGATACGCCAGGAACGACATCGTGCCGGCATCCATCGAGCCGGTTGCACCGGACGCACCCGTGGCCCCGGTCGGAGTCTCGAGCACGCCCGTAATCTGCAACACGCCCCAGCGGGCAACGTCGCCCGACGTAGAGTTTCGGCAACGCACCTGGAAGTTGATGGCCGGATAGGGGCTCGTGGACGCATCGAAACGCGGCCTCGTTACCACCTGGTCGATGACCTGGTTCCACGCTTGGGCGGCTATCTTGATCGGCTCGCCCGGCCGAACCTTGCGGAATGCGTCGCTCACACAATGTTCCTCTTGGCATCAAGCAACGGGTGGGTAAACCCTTCGCCAGTAAACATGAAGTGCTGGCCCCACTTCATCCCGATGCCAAGGTCTCGGAAGTCTGTCTCCTCGTAAATCTGGTCGATGTAGACGTACTTAGGTTTCTTGACCGGGAAGTTGGCGTCGATGGCGTCCTCGTAGACGATCCACATGTAGTCCCAGCCCTGCTTGGAATAGACCTCAATGTCTCCAACCTTGAAGTCGTTTTTACTGAGCTGGACGGAAAACGAGTAGGTTACGGGCACAAGACTTGACGCACGGGAAACGTCGTACCGTGCCCCAAGGAACAGCACCTCTCCGCCCTCAAATATCCGCCACTTGTCGTTGTTGATCTTGCCGGTCATCTCGCGAAGTGTTTGGGCGTATGGCGTCAATGCACCGGGGTCGTTTTCGCCGTCAATTGTAACGCCCTCCTTCTGGACGCCAACCATGAGATACCACGCCGGCACAAGCCAAGTCTCAGTGAAGTTGAACGACGGAACCGTTTTAGTCACGCCGTTGACTTGATTGCCGCTGACGTTGATGGCCTTGTATGAGTTTGGGGCACTTGGGCCGGCTTCCTCATACCCATCGGCTTTGATCGCTTGCGTGATATGCTCCGACCCGCCGGTCGTATCTACCGAAATGCCATTCGGGATCAGCACGACGCCGTCGTAGTTCTCGACGCCCCACCCTTCGTAGGCATTCACGCCAGCGTTGGAGTAGTTCACCGAGATCTGATACCAGCCACCACCAACCGGCCGGCACTGCAGCGTCCCTCGACGATGCCCGTCGTAGTAGAGCGGGGCCAGCTCACGCCCCTTATCCTCGGCGTCGGAATACCCTTCCATCGACCGCACAAGGAACCGCAGTTCAACCTCGCGGGACATCAGGCCGTCCGATCCTACGGACAGCGTGCCAGCCCCGGATTCAACGCCCTCGATACTGTCTGGTGGCAGTGTCGCCATGGTTACGCGAAGGCCAAGCCCCCGTCCCTCGCTTTCTCAACTAGTTGCCGGAGGTAGGTACGCGACTCCTCGGCCGCGATCGCGGCCCGTTCGCTCATGCTCACCAGGTCGCGGTCGCTACGGGCAGCCACGCCACCGCGGACTCCTGGCGGCACCATGCCGGCTTGCAACGCCGCGGCCCCCGGCATCCGAGCCTCGCCCTGCCGGACGAGGGCGTCGACGCCGTCGGCCATCCGGCCCGTGTTCGCAGCGGTCTCGTCGGCGGCCGTGAGGGCAGGGCCGATACCGAGCTGCGACGCCACGGCGGCCGAGAACGTCCCGAGAGCCTCGCCGCGGCCCTTGGCTTGTGCTGCCATGCCGCCGGCCATCGGTTCCGCCAGCGGGTCGCGGTTCGCGTCCCGCTTGATGCCGGAGCCCTTGCCCTTGGCCGTTGAGCCCGACCCGGACATCATCCACGCTGCGGCACCGCCAGCCGCGGCCAATGCAGCGAGAGCCCACCCCCATCCTGGGATGGCAAGCATTGCGACGCGAAGCCCGACAAGTGCCCTCGAAAAGTTTCCGATGACGCTAGTCATGGCACCGACGGCCATGACGAACGTCGTGCGGAAGTTGATGATGTTTTTCAGCCCAAAGTTCATGAAACCAAGCATCGCACCAGCGCCGAGGGCGGCTAGGCCGACTCCAAACAATCCCACGGCCATCCCCGCAAGGATCGGCGAAATGATCGGCACTTGCGTGAAGATGAACGCCATGAAATCCATCACCGGCACGGCCGCCGCTGCGAACGCCGATAGTGCTGGTGCGGCCCCCACCATGAACGCGATCGCCATCCGTTGGACGGCGGAATACAGCCTCTCAAACGAACCGGTGATTCCAGACATTGCGATGGAAAACTTCTCGGATACCGTCCGACTGCTTTCCATAGCCGTCGCGATGTTGTTGAACCCCTCTTCGCCGATGTCGGAGAATGCTTGAATCACGCGAATGCCGCGAACGTCGAACACCTTTACGAGTGCCTCGTTCGCGAGCATGGCGTCGCGGGCTTCTTTCCCCATGCCTCCGAGAGCCTTGCGAAATACTCCGGCGATTTGGGCCAGCGGCAACAGTTTGCCGGTCTGGTCGACCAGCGACTCCATCGAAAGCCCGAGCGTTGCAAGGGCGTCCTTTGCGTCCTTAGCCGGGGCCAGAAGTTTCACCAGCAGCGTTTTGATGCCAGTGCCGGCCTCCTCCCCTTTGATTCCGTAGCGTGCGAGAACAGCCAGCCCTTGAGACAGTCCGAATAGGGATTGCCCGGTGCCCTTAGCAACGCTGGCGACGAGGGCAAACGATTCCACCATTGACGCGATCGACGTTTCGCTCGAGTCGGCAGCGGCCGATAGCGTGTCGGCGGCTTGAGTGGCAGAAATGCCGAACACGTTCATCGCCACCTTCATGAACTCGGCTGCGTCCGCGGCCTCGACACCAGAGACGCGAGCAAACTCGGTGGCGGCCTTTGCACCGCCACGCAAGGCGTCCTCAACACCCATGCCAGCCTTGATGAGCAGTGTGAACGACTGTGCGATCTTCTCCGGAGCCACTCCCATCGCACGCGAAAGCCGAATAGCCTCCTCGCGGACGGCCCTCATCTGATCCGGCGTAATGTCGCTGACGGCCCCCTGCAGCTCAAGCAACGCATCTTCAAACGTCGCGGCCTGACGGGCGGCCAGCACCATCGGCAACCCCATCGCACCGCCAGCGATCGCCATGCCGCTTCCGACTTGACGCATGACGTTGCCGAGCCGGACGACACTGTGCTGGACACGCTTTAGCCCACGCTGGAAGTCAGTGTCGTTCGCGGTGATCTCGACAAACGCTTTTCCGGCCCGTACTGCTCCAGCGCTCATATTCCTTCGCTCAACATTTCTGGAGTGGCGATCGGCACCATCGGAGCCTCACGCATTGGGTGGAACTCGGATGCGTCGTAGGGTCGTGATCTCTTCTTGGGGTCTCTGTGGATCTCGGTCATTTGGGCGAGGACTGCACAAGTGTGGTTCCACTCTTCTCGCCGTCGGCCTCGAGAGGCGTCGACGAGTTCTCGGAGGGACCAATCTCGTGGGTGGACGCCGATGATTCCGGCAAGCTCAAACCCGAGAACCCACGGGTCCACTGGTCGATTGCCCGGTCGATTTCCTTCTCGTACTCCGCGAGATTGGCGTCCACCACCTTGTCCGCCTTGATCTCGGCCTCCCGCACCTTCTGCACCGCTATCCCCAGCACCTTCCTCTGCCGCGGGTGGCAAAAAAAAATCATCTCGTCAATCAACGCCGCGTAGGCGGTATTCAAAACCTCGCCGTCAAACGCTTCATAGAACTCGTCGGGCGTCACGCCGCGGGCCTCGGCTTGCGGCTCGACCATCGCCCATAGCACCTGGCCCAGAGTCAGTGCGTCGGCGAGCTGGATGAGACTGTCGCGATTCTCGGTGGCAATGTCGTAGAGCTTGACGCCGGTCGCGGCCTTCACGCGGCCGTAGCTGCCGAAGTTGGCCTCAACCTTCCACTCGCGGCCTTTGTTGTCCTTGAACAAGTGCATCAGTCGTGGCCCCACTGCTTGAGCGTAAACCGCGGCACCACAACCCCGTCCAGCGGCTCGTCGGCGTCAACGTCGTGAATCGTGAACTTCTCGTTAGTGAACTCCACCAGACCGCCCTCGAGGGACAGCTCCAAGATATTCGGCACCTGGAACCCGTCGAACAGTCGCCAACGCAGCCCGTAAAGCCGCGATGCTTGTGTCATGTCTGGAATGCTGACGCTGATCTCGTAAGTCCGCTGAGTGACGATCGTCGACACGACCTGGTGGTTGAACCCGGTCGCGTCGACCTCCGTCACAGTCTCACGCAATGACATATCCGCGGCACCCGTAACCTCCTCGCCCTCAATAGTCAGGATGCACTCCCGACCAAGTGCGTAGGTGCGGCTACGTCCGCCGTCGATAGCCATGCGTCAATGCCTCATACCCCAGCGAAACGCTTGAGCGTGATCGTGAACTCGACGGCACCGTCGATCTCTTGCGGGATCGAAATGTTGTTGACGTAATAAACGCCAGTGATCGCGGTCCCGGTCGCCGGCGTAACCGTCGCCACGCCAGTGCTGTGAATGACCGCAGAATGGTCAAGACACACGACCTCGATCGTCATGTTATGGCGAACCGGCACGAACTCCTGCACGTCGTCACTGCCACGAGTGGTAACCTCGGCCTCGGCAGAAGTCTCGCGAGTGACCGTGACGGTCTTCACGTCCTTGTTCGCGATTGCACTTCCAAACGTAAACGAGCAATTCTTTCCGAGTTGGTACGAGTGGGCAACGACGGCCATCAAACGGCTCCTTTTGTGCGAGATTTGGCCCGATCGGCCATCTGTACGTCAGTATACCAGCACGATCATCCGCGACGGACCGTAAACCCGCTCCCCCTAGTGCCAGCAGTGTGCCGAAACGAACCCTTGAAAGCCTTGGCGATCGAGCCATTCGCCACACAGAAATCCATAGCCGGCTTCATGAACGGACGGGCCGGGTAGACCGTCACGATCTGCCGAGACATCGGCCGCCAGTGCGTGATGTTGTTGGGACGCTGGCCGGTCGGCAGTTTCATCGTGATCGGCCGCCGCATCCCACCGCTCTTGGTTTTGATCTGCGGGATATAGACCCACGTCCGAAGACGCACGGTGCCACCGAACTCGTGAAGGTACGGCAGCATCCGACCCTTCTTTGACGGGCCGGCGACGGCCGAGTGGGTCTGCGAGTCGTAGTAGTTCCACAGATTGCGGCGAAACCCTAGAAACGACGCCTGGTGGCCGCTGTAGGGGGTGTGCGTGAATGGTGGCGACCCCGGCGGCGAAGCCGGCGGGAACTGCACCTCACGGATAATCACGTCGCGTGCCCGCGGAGAGATCACCCCCATGGCTTGGAGGGCCGTCGGGCCAGCTCCAGGGTATCTCTCTTGGAGGGTGCGAGGGATCCGAGACAGCCCCCGCTTCTTGATGATTCGCCTCGCACGATCCTTCACCAGCATCGACGCCTTCGACAGCGCCTTGAGATCCATTTCCGACATCGCGGCCTGCACGGCCTCGCGGTCAAAAAACATGGACGTGCTGGCCCGCATTCCCACGGCCGGGATATTTGGAACGATGCGAGGAATGTTTGGGATCACGCGGTGACTTTCGCTTGAGCCCTGCGATACGTCACCATGATTTCGCCCATGAACACGCGATGGTTCGTGATTTGGTC